TGATGGTCAGGACATCATAGACGAGGAAGACATCGGGATGACCACGGTAGACCTCACAGCGGCAGAGGTTGGGGCCAAGATCATCATTACCGACAAGCTGGCACGTCAGAGCGCACAGAACGTGTTCTCTATCATTGGTCGGCAGCTCGGTGACGGCATGGCCCGAAAGAAGGACAAGGATGTTCTGGCTCTCTATAGTGGCTTTAGCACCGACTTCGGTGCGGCTGGTCGCGCCATGAGCCTCGCAAACGTGTCCGCAACCGTGGCGTATGCCAAGGGCAACAAGTTCGGGTCACAGGTCTACATCGTCCAGCACCCGTTTGCGGTGTGGGACATTGCCAACACTGCGGTGACGGCATCCACGACCTACCCGGTTCCTGCCGGGTGGTCTGCCGACCTGTTGGGGAACTTCTTCAGCGGGCTTCGCCCCATCAACGGTGTGCCGATCTTTGAGGATGGCAACATTAGCATTGACTCCACCGATGACGCCATAGGCGTTTGCGCTGACAAGTCTGCGCTCGCCGTACTGAAGAGCGTTGAAACTAGGACAGAGCGTCAACGAGATGCCTCTCTCCGAGCGACTGAGGTCGTAATCACAGCGGACTACGGCGTATTTGAGCTTGACGACAGCAAGGGCGTTGCTCTTACTCTCGATGCAGGCACGCCAGCAACTGCCTAGTAGGGGTATATCATGGCAATAACGACGAAGGAACGCACTGAGTTGCGACAGGAATTGGTTGGTCAGGGTTACTCGTGGAACTACATAGACGAGTGGCAGCCCAAGGTTGTGCTGTATCGCCACAGGGCGCTAACAAACCCCAATGGCGAGGCGGTGAGCCCGGTTGGCACGAAGCTAGAGAACATGCCAGGGAACCCTGACTATGTGAACAAGAAGGCACGGGCGGGATTATTCCCGTGGCCTCCTAGTAATGCGTGTACCTGTCGCTGGTGCGTGCGGGTATTGGCGGAGCAGCCGAAGATTGCACCACCTAACGCGAAGGCCGCTCCTCCCCGTGCAGCCAGGACAGGGCCGTATTACAACCCAAGCAGCTAGGTGTAACGATTGCCGTGCCTGGCGATATATTAACAACGGCATTCGCAGGACTTTGAGCCTGTTATACAAGGAGTTTTGAAATGGCATTCCCGAATAGTATCTTTTTGAGTTACGGACAAGAAAAAGTCGAAACTTCCGGGAAGAAGCAGAAGCTCGGAACACGGGCGCAGACCCCCGATGGCAGGGTGTTCTACTATGCAAGGAACGGCAGCGCGGCTATCACTACCGCAGGGATGATTGTAGATGCTGCCGCCGCATTTGCCATAGCCGCTCATGACATGGACGTTCCAGCTAACGCCAACGCTGTTGGCACAACAGCCGTAAGCGTTGAGGTTCCCACTACTGACCTTACAAAAGACCAGTATGCAGATGGGTACCTGATCTTCAATGATGGGCCTGGTGAAGGTGAGGTGTATCGAATTAAGTCTCATCCTGCCCACGATGCGTCTGATGACAATACGGTCAGCTTAACTATTGATGAACCCGATGGTCTTCGTACCGCCACCACCACGAGTTCTCTTTTCGGGATGTTCGTGAACCCTTATTCAGCGGTGAAAATCATAGATGGTGATGGTACTATGGAGACTGGTGCGCTAGGTGTAACGACAATACCCATGACAGCTAATTACTATGGCTGGATACAGACTGCTGGTATTGGCAGCGTAGCTATTGGCGCAGTGGTTGGGATCGTTGGTGACGGCCTTCAGATTTCTCAGGCTTCTGGTGAAGATGGACGAGCAGAATTGTATGACCTTTCTGGCGAGGATGATATCCAGTCCATAGGGACTGCGATTGGTATTCCGTCAGTAGACACAGACAAGCAGGCATGTTTGTTGACTATTAGGTACTAGGAACAGGAAAGGGAATAGATGATTCAGGAATTATGGACTCCTGCGGGGGTTGCTCCTCTTGGGGCTTCCCCCGTGGGGCACAATGCAGAGACGGGCAGCACCATTGTGGCACATAGCATAATGCTCAAGACCAAGGACAGGTTTGGCAAGGAGCATAAGATGCGTGTGCAGGTACTGGCTGACAAGGACACGAGTCAGGCCCAGATCGAGGAAATGATGGGTAATGCTGCCGAGAACTTCGCCAGGGATGTCCAGGAGAAGTACAATAAGCGCCCTCCGACAGAGGAGGAGCGCAAGGAAATAGGCAAGGCCCTGGACGAGTTGCGCCGATACACGCAAAGGCGTGTAGCGAGTACAAGCAGAAGGATTTATTTTTAGTCGAGGAATAGGAATATGGTGCAGGAAAATACTGATGTTAGGGTAGATATCACCACCGATGATGTCCAGGCTGTTATGCAGGCGAACCCTATGATGACGCTCCAAGTGCAGAACCGGGCCTTGATTCGGAAGCTGGGCGAGGCGCAGGGTGAGATCACTAGGCTCACACGGGAGTTGGAGCAATCACGGAACGGCAAGGCTTATAAGGGGGCTAAAGATGCCAACAGTCCGAGGTAAGAAGTTCCCATACACGAAAGCTGGAACGAAGGCGGCAAAGGAATATGCCAAGAAAACCAAGTCCAGTAAACGCAAGCCAAAAGCGTACTAGAGTAGGTACGCCTCCTGGGTCTATGCCGCCAATGAGGTAAGCTATGCCTGTTATTCAAGGTCGTACCCGTGAACAGTTACGGCAGCACATAGGGTATGCACTCGGTGCCCTCTATGTCTCATCGGCCTCAACCAACGGTTCCACGACGACTGTCGTAGATAACACGCTGGTGTTGGGTGGTGCTGACAACTACATAGGGTACTGGTTGAGGCTCACGTCTGGAGATGACGACGGGGAGATCAGGCGTGTCACGGACTCCGCTATAGCCAGTAACGTGACTACGCTTACCATTATGCCTGCTCTGTCTGCATCGTCTACATCTGGAGATACCTATGAGTTATGGCAGGGTGCATATAGTCCTGCGTCCATAGATGACTTTATCAACCAGACAATTATCGGGGCGACTGGCAATGCCTACGACCCCATCGAGAACATTGAGCTGCACGGGGACGGGAAGCAGATCCGCTTTGATATCCCTTCCAACATCTCGATGATCTCCAAGATAGAGTACCGCCATAATGTGAGTTCCACACGCATACATGCCTGTACTGCTGTCTTTGATGAACACTCCACGTTGGTGGCAACTACACTAAGTAGTGCCATCACCGATACAGAGGCAACATCTGTTGCAGTGACCAGTGCCTCGGAACTCAGGACCGATCAACAGATCTTGGTTGGTTCTGAGAAGATGACTATTAGCGGCATTTCTTCAAACACATTAACTGTAACCAGAGGCGCGGGTAGCACTACGGCGGCAACCCACTCTAGTGGAGCTAGCGTGTTGCTCTTTCCGATTGTAGATACGAAGGACAGAAGGCAAGGAACTGCAAGCAATAAGTTTATTATTCCCGCCGCCGCTGGGATCGATCAAATTGTTACAGACAGCATAACGAGCAAAGATTTTTCCAAGTACGACACTATCGAGATGTGGGTCAAGAGCACCGTTGCCACCAGCGCAGGCAACCTCAAATTGCTCCTGGATAACACGGCTGCGTGTGCAAGCCCTCTGGAAACACTCAGCATCCCTGCCCTATCGGCTGACACATGGACATTCGTGAGGATGTCTCTTGAAAACCCGGAGACAGACACAGCGATTATCTCTGTGGGCTTAGAATACGATGCTGATATCGGGGCCGTTACGGTATGGATAGATGACATTATGGCAGTTGCTAATGACACGGCTGAGTGGACAACGCTGCCAAGGCACAACTGGAGGATAGACAAGGAAGCCCGTGATCTTATCCTTGTCAGGGATGGGCATGACGCAGTGGGGTACAGCCTGATAAAGATCACTGGAGGCGACAAGCCAGCCCTGCTCTCATCTGACTCTACGGTTACCGAGATAGACGAGAACTTCATTATTGCAAACGCAACGAACCTTGCCCTGATATCCACATCAGGGGGGCCAGCTACAGACCCTGACGCCAAGCGTCAGTTAAGTGCGTACTGGGCTGCACAGGCAGAACGTAGTAGGAGAGCACTACCACTGCTTGTAAATGTGAGGCATGTTGAGTAATGGCAGCCACCGTTGTAGAGACAAATGAGATCTCCTTGAATGGGGTGTATTACCCCATTACCCGGCCTATTCGTAGCACGTTGGCCTCTATATACCCCGCCAAGGTTGTCATCGGGGACACCACCAAGGACTCGCAGCTCCGATCCTCCATCATTGCTTGGTCTGACTGGCGTGGCGGTATTGGTGTCAACCGCATGGAGGGGGCTGGCGAGGTCAGCAGGGCGTGGTATAGCACCTGCCAGCTCCGATACAAGAACCACCTGGTGCTGCCTGGTCTTGCGACTGAGAGTAGCACCCCTTCTCATAGCCTTACAGATGCTGCCGTGGGTGTGCTCGATACGCTCTCCTCTGAGGTGTACGCCTTCTGGAATGGATCTATCTCTGAGTCCCCAAAGCTCTTCAAGTACAACAATACCAATGATAGCTGGGGGTCTGCGCTGACCCAGAGTGCAACAGATCAGGTTACGGACTCCGTGGTGTTCACGGATAGCGGGGGCACGACCTACTTGGTATTCGCCCACTATGATGTAAATGGTAGTGGGTACACCTACTCCTCCGATGGCTCCAGTTGGACTACGGACGCTACGGACACAAAGTTCGTGACGGCTTGGGATGAGAGGTTGTGGGGGATATCCAATGTCGGGCAGCTCTGGTACGCCACGTCGATAGGCACAGAGGTGAACGATGCAGTTATTCCGTTGCCTGACGGGTCTGTGACGGCCCTGTTCGTGGCCCGTAATGCTATGGGAGTGCCTATCATCTACGCCTCCACTACCAGGGGGCTGTTTGCCCACAACGCCGACAATGCCATGTGGGAAGATACGCAGATGGACTTCCCTACCCACCCCGAGAACGGTAAGGGCACCGTGCGGTGGCGGGATTCAGTGTATATCCCTAGCGGGAATGGTATCTATAAGTATATCAATGGAAATAATTCGGCAGTCATCACCATTGTTGGCCCCGACAGGGACGATGGGTTGCCGTCAGACAAGCGCGGATCTATACGCCACATGGCTGGCTCTCACAACGAGCTGTTGGTGGGCATAGATGCCAGCACTGCCCCGTCAACCATTGCGTCAACGAGCATACCGTACCAGTGGGCTAGCCACCAGGGGTCAATGGTTATTGCGGCAGACAGTGGGTACAGCACCATCCTTGGTTATAACGAGATGGGGTGGGAGGTGAAGTGGCAGGCCGGTACGTCAGGGAAGGGCTTTGATTCTATCCATGTCTCGGACGCATATGATAAGCACCGTGTCTGGTGGGGACATAACGATATCGTGCATTTCATGGACTTGCCCAGCGATATCATCAACCCCTCTGAGGTGTCTGAGTTCTCGTATGCCCTCTCCGGTATACACGAGACGCCCTGGTTTAACGCTGGGCAGTCAGAGATTGGCAAACTGGCCCTTAACCTCCGCATCGAGGCACAAGATCTAACCTCCACGGAGACGATCAAGATTGAGTATGCCACTGATTACTCAGAGTCCTACACCACGGCGGTGGCAACGCTGGGCGCCTCTACGATGGGTGCTGCATCAGGTACATACACCTATACCTTCGGGTCTGGTGTGGGCACGGCCTTCAGGGCCATCAAGTTCAAGCTAACGCTGAACCGCTCCACGGCCACGACCACAGGGCTGGAGAAGTTTGAGACGCCAGACTTGGTAAGCCTGACGCTAGAGTGGAGGAAGAAGATTGCTGCCAAGTGGGGGCATTCCGTGGAGGTGGATCTCCACAATGAGTACAAGGGCAATTCCCCAAAGGGCTTGAGGGCTGCTCTTGTCAGTGCTATCGAAAGCACAACGCTGGTGGAGTTTACCTTCAGGGATGACAGCGGGGGTACGAGGAACTATTATGTGGACGTGGTAGCGGCGGCGGGAATGGAATACACAGGGCATGATGAAAGAGGTGCTACCCAGATTACTGTGGTGGAACCATAGGAGCACAGGAATGAGAGTAGACCAAGGAATTACGAATGTACCCAGTGCGGGCACGGCAGTGCAACTGGCAAATACCACGAACCGTGTGAAGTGGATGAGATTCAAGGCGTTAGCTGGGAACTCTGGGCTTATATATGTGGGAGTAAGCACATCAGCCCGACCGCTATCGGCAAGTCTTGGATATGAGCTGAGTGCAGGGAACACTGTGGATCTCAACTTCGGCGAGTTCGGAGGTAGCGTTCCTGTAAATGTATTCCATGTGGATGCTGCCACGAACAATGACAAGGTGACTTGGATCATGATCCTGGAGGGATGATGACAACACAGACTT